CAATAGAGCCTAATCTTGTTTCTATCTCTCTTAATCTTTTGTTTTGTTCTGCTGTTCTTTCATTTTCAGGAGTAATTTTTATGTCTTCTGCCTCTTGTGTTAAACTTAATTTTTCATCGTCAAGACCTTTTATAACATTTGCTGTTTTTGCAGCTGCACCTGGGTCAAAATCTTTACCTGTTGTTCCATATTTCTTTTGAAATTCAAAGTCAGCTTCTAAAAGTTTTAAACTATTTTTAAGTTCTTCTGCTCTTGCAAGAGACTCTTGATCTCCTTCTATTGTTAACTTTTTAATTTCATTTTGAAGTTCCATTCTCTTTTCTTCAAAACCAGCTTCTATTAATTTCTGTTGTTGTCTAGATTTGAAATCCTCACTTATGACATCACCTAAAATTGCTTGATCTAATGCTCTTTGATCAGATACTTCTTGTGCTCTTGCTGATTGAAATCTATTAAAAGGATCTTTAGCTGCTACTGCAGCTGTTTGAAATATGTTGCCTCTTGGCGTTTCAGATAATAAATTTAACCCAAAGTTAGTTAAAAAAGAGGATACAGATCCTGGCATAAAACCACCTCTCTGATTAGGTATTGTTTGATCAAACATTGATTTTCTCTCTTCAAACAATTTTCTTACACGATTACCTTCATTATACTGTTGTCTTGGTGTATCTAATCCTGATGTGATACCAGTCCCTGCTGAACCACCCATTCTAAACATTGGTCTTTTTAAAGTTCTGTTCATTATGTTCTTAATAAATTCGCTGGGTTAAAACTACCTGTTACCGCTCCGTATATTCCAGCTAATGTTGTACCCACTCCAAGAGCTGTTTGTAGTGGTGTAGGATTAGGTACGTTAGTTGTTTGTATTTGACCTGGATAACCACCCATGATTCCAGTTACAATGTTAGCAAATCTATCCACTTGTTCTTGTGGTTGGAATGCTGCTTGTCTTGCTGCTTCTCTTCGTGCATCAAGTTGTGCTTGCGCTTGAGCTTGGTTCAGCGCGCCCAGCTGACCTAAAGTTCCAACGTCTTGTCTTTGTAATCCTGGTAATAGCTGTGCTAAACCTTGTTGTTGATTAAATCTTTGTGCAGCTAATTGCTGTGCTTGTCCAAATCCTTGTTGTAATAAACCTGCTTGTAATAATGCCCTTTCTCTATCGCTTCCTGTTCTAAATTCTGATTGTAATACACCTTCTCTGCCTCCACCAAATGCACCAGAGGCTATTGCTTGATCTCTGATCCGTTGTTCTTGCACCTGTGCTTGTCTATCAAATTCATTTAATGTTGTATCAATAACTTGTTGTTGATACGGTGACATAAACTGCTGTGTAATTTGTGGTGAGATTGCGGCAGCTGATGCTATTTGTGCTTGTTGTAGAAACGGCTGAAATGAACCTAAACCTGCTAACGCTGTAGTTTGTGCTCTTCTTTGTAAAGCATCTTGAGCAGCGACTTGTGGTGCAATACCTGCTAAATTTTGTTGTCTTGTTGTAAATGCTCTTGCAGCGTCTTGTCTTGCTTTAAAACCTGCAGCTGTTTCACCTGTTTGTTTTGTTAAACCAGATATACCTGTTGTAACTATAGGTATACCCGTTTGCGCAACAACCTGTGTTGCTAAATCTTTACCTAAATCTTCTACAAATGGTGCGGGTCTTGCTACTGTTGTTTGCGTCGACATTATATGACTTCTCCTAGTCTTTGTGATGTTTGAAACATTTTTCTAGCGCCTTCTAATCCTTGCGATTCTTCAGATACTTCACCTCCGGATTCGAGGTTTTTCATCATGTTATACATAACTTCTGCGCCTTTGTCTATATTTCCATCACCAGCATTTCTTACAGCATCTGCTGTAAATACAAATTCATTCTTGGATAATCTAGCGGGTACATCATCAGCTCTTTCCATTCTACCCATTTCTACAAAACCACCTGTTTCTCTATAATCTTTTTCCATACCATCCATGTCTAATAATGGCATAGTTTTTTTAGCTACAGGTTCTTTTGAACCATCTTGATAACCTATTCTACCTCCATCAGCGTAATCTTCATAGTCATATGTGCTACCATCAAAAGCAGCTGCTAATCTTCTTCTTGCTCTTATTCCAGGTATTGGTACATCAAATGATGGTCCTAAATACTGCTCTTCATTCTCTTCTTCTTGTTTGGGAGTCATAAGACCTGCTAAAGCAGATGTTCCAAATATACCTGCAACAGGACTTATATTACCTAATGAAAAACCAAGCGACGGGTTTTTTAAAAACATTTTTTTTAATATACCTGTTTTTGAAAAACTTGGACCTGCATTTGAACCAAGTAAAAAACTTTTTAATCCACCACCCGTAAGTGCATTACCACCAAAATATAACAATGCAGCTTTACCCACAGGGGATTTTGCAATTTTCTTAACACCTTTTACAGCTTTCTTAACAAGTTTACCTAGACCATACATCTGTCTACCCATTTGATCCATAGAGTCATCAGCAAAACCACCTATAATATCAGTGTTCATAATACCACCACCCATTGCAGGAACTCTACCTCCATCTGCAAAATCAAATTCAGAACCAGCAAATCTGATGGCTAATCTTCTGTTTATGTCATCCACATCTTCAGCTTCAGCTTCTGATGTAGTTGTTGTAGGTGCTGTAGTTGTAGGAACTACTTGAGGTATGATTTCATTGTCTCTTTCACGTACTATTGCACCACCTGGCTTGTCTTGTTTAAAACCACCCATGGGTCTACCATATGCACCAATAACTCCTTGTTGTCTTAGCTCTTTATATTTTTTTTTGCCTGCATCGTCTGCAAGATTAATGCCCAGTCTTTTATTAACTTTTTCTAATAAACCTGGATCATCTTCTATTTCCCCGATAATCTTATCAAATGGATTTTTGGGTAATACTTTTTTTAATACTCCAGTAACAGAAGGTATATTACCTAAAATTTTTTCAAAAATATTTTGTTCTACAATTTCTTTTGCAGTTGCTGCATCATCCTCATCATCGTCCTCTATAGCACTTTCTGCAATTTTAATATCTTTAAGACTAAATGGACCATAGGTTTTACTTCCAGCATCACCAAAAGTACCTTTGGGAGATCCAAACTTACTTGTGTTAGCAATTCCTGTTCTTTGCAGTTGTTGCTTTCTTCTTTGTTCCTCTAAAATTCTTTCTTTTCGTTCCTTTTCTTTTCTATTTTTTTCTGCTAATTCAAATCTATTAATTTGTGGTGTAGATCCTACTTCTGGTCGGCCTGGAGGTGCTTTTGGTTTAGTAGATTTAGGTTTTAAAAAAGGTCCTGCGCCTCCACGTCTTGGGTTATTATCCTTTTCATTGTCTTTATTGCCAGCTCTTTCTTTATCAGAATAACCACCTCCTGTTGCTCGACCAAAAGCACCTGGTGACATTCCTCCAAATAAACCTACACGTTTACCATTTCTTAACATCTGTCTTGCTTGTTGTGTTTTTGTTATTGCCATCGTACTATTATATTATAATTTTGAATCTCCTCCAAGTGGTAATGCTTCTACCGTTACTTTGACATCTCTTCTAATATCATCAGCTACAGTATCTGTGTTTGGATCTTGCACGTCTTGCATTGCCTCTGCGTCTGAGTTATACTCTTTACCTGTTTTTGTATTGGTTAATGTTACCTCACTCTGAGGTGTAATAATCTTGACTGGTTTACCGTCTATTACTTCGTATCTAAATGATGCTTCTTGTTCTATAAAAGACATATTAATCCCTATTTATCTCCAGTATTGATGCAATAACGTGTAATTCGTTTGCATCTGCTGCTTGTGCCTTTAATACCTCATTTTCTTCTAAAATTAAAGGGTGAGTTAACAGCTCCGTTGTTGCTTTTGAGGCTATTGCTTTATCTTTAAATAAATTAAATATTGCAGCGGCAGCATTTGTTATAGTAAAAGTTATCGTGGTCCCTGATCCGGCGTCCTCGGATACTAGAATACTTTTAATTATAGCTCTAGAATCAGACGGTGCTGTGTATATTATGGTATTATCAGTGGTAGTTAAATCTACCTTTGCGTTTTTATATATATTAGCCACTTACAAACCAAGAAAATCTTTCTTGCTCCTGTTTTAATTCATCTAAAAATGTAGAGTTTAACTGATCTTTTAAAAGAGTTAAAGCTCTGTTTATTTGTTTTTGGTTAGATACATCGTATTGTTCTTTTGGTTCTGGTATTCTTACGTTTATCTTAGCCATTATCTTCTACCATCTGGTTGTATATCTAATCTTAAAGTTCCAAATCTCCATTCTTCGCCGTTAGAATCATTCTCTATTTTAACATTAACAAATCGTCCTCTTGCTCTTGTATCTTTTTTAGTTGTGCTTGAATTAATTGTAAAAGGACTTAGTGTTGTTGTGCTATCAGATTGTTGTGGATATCTTTTGACAGCTAAACTGACTTTAGCATTTCCTGCTAGTGTTTTAAAATCAGGCACAAATCTTCTCATTGCAAGAAATATTTCACCAGCTAACTTAAGTCCCACTTGTCTACCTTGTGCATTTCTTTGTCTTTGCTCTAAATCTATATCATAAGATTTTATAAAAGAAGAAACTGTAGTTGTACTACCATCTTCGTTGACTTGATCAGTTCCAACCTCATGTTCAAAATATTTGGTACCTCCCAATCCATTTTCACCTACCACATCTGGAAAAGTTCCAAAGTCCGTGCTGTCATATTTAGTTGCGTATGGTCTAGGATAGATAGTTGCATCCATCCAACTTGTTCTTGCTTCTGTTCCTGTATACCAACACTTTTCACCATAATTTAAAACAACATACTTATCATTGAAATCAGAACTATTTGATGGATAGTACCAAGTAACTTCAGTAAATAAATTGTTTAAACCTGCAGCAACCTGTTGTCCTTTTGTTGTGTTAAAATTATTAAATACAAAATCTTCTACAGTGCACGGTAATGATTTAACTGTACCATCAAACATAAAGAAACCATTATTACTTAACCAAAAAGCGGTACCATCTATCTCTACAACTGCATTCTTACCAATCAATCCACAGTTTGTACCTACTTGTTCAAATCCGAACGTAAACGGTGCACCTACAAACTTCATGGTATACAAAGCATTATCAGTCCATATCAAGATAACTTCTTTTGCTTTTATAGCTCCAATAATTTTGGTTCCATCTTGCAGTCTAAAATCACCTGCTGTGTTGATAGCTGTTGCTGCATAATCATTTATATCTTCTTGATCAGAGAATCTTATAAACATATCATCTTGTGTTGTTGTATCTCCAATAGTTGTTTCTGTACCTAAATGAATTAAGTGACGTGTTGTTGGTGACACCAACGTTACTCTTGATGCGGTTGGATTACTACCAGTTGCAAAGCCAGATGTTGTTGTAGATGCTCTTGTAGTTAATGGTGTTGCAGCTCCTGCGTTCCATGTAAATGTTTTACCGTTTGCAATTGTTGCAATTAATACTTGACCAAAGTTATCTAAACTCCACAGACCAGGTTCTAGAACTACAGACGATGCACTTACAGCACTACCAAATCCAGAAAAGTTTGTGGCATTTGTTACAGTGCTTCCATCACTGTGTGCTTGTCCATTTGATGTGCCAGCAGTTGCTGTTCCATTTGCACCTCTGGTGATACCAGTTAAATCATTTGAACTTATTCCTGTGTATGTAATTAATTCGTTACCGACAGCAATTGTTCCAGCAGTTGGAAAACCAGATGTTGATGCCAAAGTTATTGCTGTACCAGATCCACCTGTACCAGCAGTATCAGCAAGTAAAGCTCCATTTAAAGTTGTTGTAGTAACACCCGATACAGTTCCACCATAGTTACCGATACCAAAACCATAACCATAAGATTGTGCAGCAGGACCTACTTTTTCATATGGTATAACACTACAAGATCCACCTGAACCTGCTCCTGTTGTCTGTTGTGTTCCTGTTACAATTGCAATTTTAGAAGATGTAACTCTTGTAACTTGAAATAATTTATCTTCAAATGCAGCGTTAGTTAAACCTACACTAGATGGCACAGTTACATTATCTAATAATATTATATCGCCAGATTCTAAATTGTGGTCTGATGAAAAAGTTAGACTAACTTCAAAAGTTGCATCTGAACAAGATATAGCAACAGAACCTATTGTAGATTTTATGGGTGTAATGTCATGAAGTTGTCCTTCAAAATATAAAAGTAAGAACTTATCTGTTCCAAGAGCCACGTACCGGTTACCATCTAGATCTACGAAAGAGTGTTGTTTTCTAACTACACCTACAATTCTATCTGATACCAATGAAGACCAGCCACCAACTTTTTCAGGTAAACCATATCTAAATCTTACATTGTCAGAATCAATCCATCTATTTTCTGCTCCTACAGTTGTAGATTGTTTATCAATTCCTGGTAGAAATTTGTATTCAATTAGAGCCATGGTCCGTGCTCCTTATGCCGTGTTTGTTTTGTAAGCCCAGCCTCTTGTTGCATCCACATACACTAATGTAAAAGCTTGACCATTAGTATTTAATGTTAAGTTTGATGTACCTGTATTTATTGGTTGACTGTTTCTATTAACAATTAAGTTGTTAGAATTAAACGTGCCTCTTGCATCAATAAACGTGACTTCTGATCCAACTGCAGGTGATGCAGGTAAAGTTACTGTGATAGGGTTAGCTGTTGTATTTGCAAATATTTGATCACCATCTACCGCTGTATAAGCTGTTATTGTTGAAGAGTTTAAAGTTACGTAACCTTTGTTTCTAATTCCAAGACTTACATTTGTGCCATCAGAGTAAACTAAAGATTTTGATCCTATTGGTAATACTACACCTGTTCCTGATACAGTTTTTACTGTAATTGTATATAATGCAGATGTGCCTCTAGTTGTTGCATCTTCAAATATTATAATTCTTTCTGCACCATCTGGTATAGTTACATTTCTGTTTGCACCAAGTGTGCCTGTTAATTTGATGTATAAATTTTTACCTGTTGACGTTGCACCATTATCTAACGCTAGAGTAAGATCACCAGTTCCTAATTGTGAAGATGATAAGTATCCTGAAGATAATTGTTCTAAAATCTGTAAGTTTGTATTTGTAATTGTACCCCAAAGACCAGCTTTTTCACCTGTTGTGATTAGTTCTAGTTTTGAGTTGGTTGAAAAACTTGATGCCATAATTCTCCTAGTAAGGGTCTATTGGTGTCCAAACCATTGATGCTCCTGGGTCAACATCATTCCAAGTAATTATACCTGGATCTTTGATGCTTAACGTCATCGGCACGCCAGTTGGGTTTACATTAGCCGCAGCTGTTACTGTAACACTTCCTGTGCCAATGGTCAATTGGTTTCCTGTTACTGAAACGTTGGCTGCAGCAGTGACTGTAACTGTTCCTACTCCTAATGTTAATGGGCTTCCTGTAGGGGTAACATTAGCTGCACCACTAATAGTTAATGATCCAAAGCCAAGTGTTAGTGGATTACCTGATGGTTGTACAAAAGCTCCTGCTAGTGCAGATGAACTACCGACTGCAAGAGTCAGTGCATTACCTGTTACGTTAACAGTAACGTTAGGATTAAATAATGATGTTGCTATTGGTGTAGCGGATATAGAACTATGACCGAGCATCTATTACGCTCCTGGATCGATAATGTTATTGCCTTCTATCTTGGCCCATTCTTGAATTTCTTGATAGTGTCTGTTTGATTCATCTTCTGGAACATACCAAAATGAACCATCTGATCTTGTTAGTTTGTAATTTTTGAACACTCCATCAATATAATTTTTTTCTACTCTATCAATCATTACAACTCCGCGTCCACAAATATTTGTGATCCTGTTCCATTTGTTATAAATTGAGATGCACCGCCAGTTGGTGTTAATCCTGAAGATACATTTGCATTTAAATTACCACATATTTCACTAAAATTATCTGCTGTCATACTCGTACAATCTCTTGAAGTATTAGCATTATATAGTGAAAAAGTATTTGCGGCTGTAAATGTAACACTTGGATTTGCTCTTTTTTCTACATACTGTAAAACTGGATCACATCTTTGACCACTTACATTTTCACCTATAGCTATTCTACAATCATTTTTCTTTGGAGCCATTTCTTGAAAATATCTTAAACATCTTTGTAAATTTACATCATGTGGCAAGAACTCAAAGTCGCTTGCAGCCTGGCCTACCTCCAATTGGACTCCAGTTAGTTCAACATAATTATCAACCGCAGCTACAATATTTTGTTGATTTGAAGTTGAAAAACCCCCTGTTCCATTTTGTACCCACGTTCCACTGGTTCCACTTGTATAATCCGAACCATAAGCTAATCCCCACATTACTCTAAAACCAGTTCCATTATCATTAGCAATAGCACCAGAAGAACCTTGAACAGCAGCATTTGCATTTGCATGCAAAGTATGTTTCTCCCAAGTATTAGCAGATGAAACTGTAAATTCTAATGGACATGTAGTTCTTGTAGTATCAGATTTATCTATACAGACTGTATGAATACCAGTTACATTACTTTTATACCAAAAAGATAAAGTTAAATTTTTTGCACCAGAAGTTCCAAAGTTTAAGTATTGTAAATTTTGCGCCTCCACATGTTGCATTAATTGCTCTGACTGATTACTTGCAAGACTTGTATCAGCAGTTGTAACCAAAACTTTTAAACTTTTTCTAAATCCATTATTATAAGCATCACCACTTGTGAGTGTTTCTTGTGACATAGTTACAGTTGCGTCTGCTCCTTCGTCAAATTTCCATCTATCAATAACAAAAACACCAGATCCAGTTATACTAGCTGTTGAAGTTGTACGTTGCGCTATGTCCATCCCGCCATTGATTATTATGTTCCTAAAATTAACACCCCTGACATCTGCGATTGCTGGGTTACCTATTCTAGTTATTGCCATCTATGCTCCTATCAATGCCTTGATCTCTGCATCTGTAAGTCCGAGATCTTTTAATTTTTGTTTGCCTGTTGATGCATCTGTTTCACTTTGGGCATCTGCATTTTTTAATTCTTGTATCTTTGCATTTACTTCAGCTTCAGTAGGTTTTACAATTGAGCTGTCATGAATTATTAAAGTAGAATAATTTTGTTCTTTACTACTAAAACCAAACCATTGTCCTTTGTGCATTGATGCTAATGCTCTATTTAACCAATCTCTATCATTCATTTTATGTATCTCCTAATCTTATGAAACGAACATAAGTATTATCTTGTGTGCTATCCCCACTCGTTGCTGTATTTGTGTCATGATGTTCCACTGAAAATCTTACTTTTATATTTGATATATCAGTTACATCTAACATTATATCTAAATCAGCGCTTGTAAAAGTTTGTGCGCTTGCTACTTGCGATATATGACTATAAGTCAAACCATCTACTGAGTAAGATGAGTTGTTTTCTGTTACTTCTATTTTCATGGCATTAAATCTACTACTACTACTTAAACTAAATGTTGCATGAAATTGTACATGATAAATTCCAGTGCTTGGAAAACTAAATATACCAGAACTTTCACTCATTGAGGAACTATATGATCCTGAAGAACCAACTGCTGGTGATGTATCATTTCTCTCCCAATTAGATGCTATCGGAACTGCATCTCCAGTAAAAGTTGTGGTCAATCTCCATTGATCTGCCATTGTAATTCCAGTGTTAGGCAGGCTACTGGTAAACGTACCAGAACCATTAGAAGTAATTATATCATTTCCACCACCGTCTTGAATCGTGTTTACTTTTAAAATACTACTCATACTATGCTCCTAATTTGTGTCCTATAAACCAGCTTCCATCTGAAGTGCCAGCAAACAAATCTCTTGAAGAACCTTCAGAGTGTCTTACATACATTTCAACATAATCATCAACTGATAAGTCAAATGTGTACGTAGTTATAGCAATTGTTTGATTATCACCACCTGGTGAAAATGATTTCATTTCTGAACTATATTCTACTGAACCATTCTTGTAAAATAAAACTCTTGAATCTTCATTGTCGTCAATACCACTTATCTTCATTCTAGCAGAAAATAAATATTTTCCTGCTTGTCCACTTGGCACTGTAAATTTATAATTAGAGGTATCATAACCAGATCCTTCATTATATAACACTGCATCTAAATTTGCTTTTGTATAAGTTGTATTTGCAATGCTTTGAACCGCGGATAAATATGCATAAAAAGCTGGTGTGTTAGAATTTAAAGTAACACCTGATCCAATAGTAATATTACCAGATCCAGAGCTAGTTGTTATTTCACCGACTTTTAAAATTCCGTTTGCCATTATGCTACTATCCTACACGCTCCCCAAATTGTTCTATTTCCTTTTACATGTCCTGCACCACTGCTACCTGCCATATAAGCTGTTGCAGTTAAATAATCACTTGAACCATTCATCTCTACAATACCGTGATATGTTAAATGAATGCCTTCAATAACATTATCCGAACTAGATAAATTTTCCCATATATTAACAATTCTTGCACCAGAAATATTAGATCCATTTTTTTTAACTTCTGATGATGCATAATAAAAACCATGACTACTATCTATATTACAAGTAATATAAACAAGATATTTTCCAGCTTTGTTTGGTGTAAATCTATAGTTGGATGTATCAAAAGTTGAGTCTGTATCAAAAGTTTCAGCATTCCAAGCTATTGTCGTTTCAGTATCGTTACTTAAAGTTTGATCACTAGAAAGGTATGCTTGAAAAGATGGATTCATATGTCCAGTAGCAGCGCCACTTTCAAATGTTACTGTAGATGAATTAGTAGAACCAATAGTTAAATTAGTAGTTCCTGATACTGTATCAATTGTATTTGCTTCTAGTTTACTCATTATAAAATTACGAATGTACTCCCTGATGGTATGGTCACTGTACCTGAAACTGTAACAGGACCAACAACTGCTCCGTTAGTTGTACCTGCCATAGATATACTTGTAAACGTCTGGCTATTTTTTACAAAGAATGTTGAACCTAAACTTGCTGCTGTGACTGTTGAATCTGTTGGAGTTCCAATATCAAAAGTATCACCTAGCACAGTTCCAAAAAAAGTATCTG